TCGGTTAGGATCTCGTGATGTTGTTCGGTTGTCATTTGGAAAAAGCTTTAACGCGGGCGCCGTAGGATTTTGTAGCGGTCTTGAGATGACCCCGGGGTCCGCCATTGAAAACTCTCGCCAGCACCTCGACATCGCCCTTGGCAAAAGCTTCTGGCGCCCACCTCTTGAGATAGGCGGTCGCGACGCGCTTGCTGTATTCGAGTTCAGCGCACCGCGAATAGTCGCCGGCTACTCGGCTATCCTGGTGAAAGCCGCGGTGGATCTGGAGCGGTCCCAGGGCCCGGCCTTGATCGCCTACGATCGGCCCGGTGCGACCGGAGGTCTCGACGATGTGCAAGGCTCGCCAAAACGAATCAGGTGGCGCCGCGTGGCAGGTGGCGCAGAGCGCCAGGAGAAGGATGAGTGATTTCATTTCGTAAGTTTGGCCGCGTTGCGTTTGGCGTTGGCGATCTGGCGCGCCGTGCAGCCGGCGCCGATGCTTTCGGCGAGAGCGATGGCGCGGTCGGCGCGCTGTTGATCGGGTGCGGTGATCGCGAGGACCAGAGCTTTGGTGAGTGCGGATTGGGATGTCATGTTTGATTGCGCGCCTCGGCGTTAATTCGCGTCGGGTGGCACCGGAAAACCCCGCGCCTCCGAAGAGGTAGCGGGGTTGTTTGCGGTAGTGGGTTATTTCACGCGGCAAGTCTTACCGTTCCGTCGCGGAAAGCTGTAACCAATCCCCAAGAAGTTTGGATGTTGACCGAAATAATTGCAGAATCGCTTGAGAACATTTTGTCGGCGACTTCGTGAACTTGGAGCAGTGAGGTGATCATTTTGTTTTGTTTTGTCGTCGGGTTAATTCCCTCCGATGAGCAAACCATACACATCCGGCCCGCGATGTGAAGAAAAATGTGCGCGAAGTATCGCACGCAATCCGTGCGCGTTGATAGTCAACGGCTTACGTCTGAAGAAAAAACAGACTCAGCTCGGAATCACTGCACGAAGTGGATCGTGAATCGTCGCCCGCCGTCGCTGATGTTGGATCCGTCGATGGTCTCCACCTTGAAGACCGTGGCGTTGCTCGTATTCCCGGCGGCCGAGTAATCGTGCGCGATCAAAAGGTTGTTCGGCGGGTCAACGCATTGAGCGAGCACGTAGTTTTGCACGGTCCCGAGAGAGTGTGTAAACGTGAAAGTTGTGCTCGCTGCGCCCACGGATGTGAAGGTCTCGACGTGTGAAAAGCGGTTGATGCCGAGGTTCGCTCGAGCCGTGGCCGGGCTGGCAACGTCCGAGAGGTTGGAAGATTTCTGCGCAGCTCCGGTGATGCGACTGTCGTTGCCCTCAGCGACCGAGGATCCGGTTGTGCCAAAATTGATCCCGAGCGAACAGTTCCCGGTTTGGTTTGCGTTGCCAAACGATGTCCAGGCCGACGCTACTCCGCTCCGGTTGACTGAGCGCACTCGGACAAATCCCGGCTGCAAAGTTGTATCATAGAACACATAACTCGCCTCGAAGATTTCCGCGTTGCCCCAAGTGTAATCGACCGCGGCGTCACTGTTCGTGAACGTCGCCTTGACCTCGTAGTAAGCGAAATCGAGCTCCGTGTTTTCCTGCCAACGTGCAAGCGACCCAAAAGCGAACACCGCTCCAATTTTCCTCGGCTCGACATCAGGAGAGAGCGCCGGGGAAAGCGGAATCGGAGCCGCCGGCGCCGTCGTGTTGCTCGGTGCGGTCTGGCTGAGCAGACTCGACACCGCCGAGAGCGATCCCGAGAACGAAATCCCGCGCGCTGCAAATTCGTAGGCCTGGCCGACAGATAGATCGTCGATGCTGACCGCGTAGGAAACCGAGGAGTTAATTTGATTTCCGATGATGAAATCGCTTGCACCGCTGCGCCGGTAGAGCACGTCAAGAGCGACCGCGCCAGATGGCAACGGTGGAGCCGTAAGCGAGACGCGCGCCAGGCTCGTCCCGTCCGTTGCAAGATAGACCGTGGTGCTGATTAAGGTCGGAGCGTTCGGCGTAGCTGGCGCCGTTGGATCGATCGGGCCGGCCGTGATGACTGACGGCGTGGCCTGCACGTAGCTCGTGAAGCCGCTGACGTTCTCGACGGAGTCGTATGCGGTCAGCCAATAGTAATAGGTCGTGCCGATGTTGACGTCCGTATCGACGAATCGCGACGCGCGCACTTCGGCGACCTTGTCGGTGTTCGCGTTGGCCGGCGTAACCGCCGAAGTTTTTCGGTAAATGCCGTATTCCGAAAAGTCAGGCTCGGTGTTGTCGTTCCAGTCTAGCGAGACCGCCTTGCCGGTTCCGATGACTGCGCTGAGTCCGGTTGGTATAGCCGGCGGCGTCGTGTCTTGCGCGACCGTAATCGAGCCGGCGAGGTAGGTCGTAGAAATTCCAAAGTAGCTCTCGCCGTAGATCCGCACGTTGTAGTTCGTGCCGATCTTCACGTCCGACGAAATAAAGTCCTCGGTCTGCGCGCCCTCAACCGTGTTCCAGGTCAAATAAGTCGTGCTTGTGCTGGGCTTATATTCGATGACGACCGAGCCGCCGGAGCGGATAAATTCTACTGCCGGTGGAGTCCAGCCGACGCGGATCCGCGGCAAGATCGTGCCGTCGGCCTGCACGAGTTGAGTCGTGCCGTCAGCCGTCAGGGAAAGGTTAGTCGGCGCCCCCAGGGTAAACGGATCCGGCAGGGTCGTGTTCGGCGAGTCCTCGACGAAGATTTCCTCGTTCACGTCCCAGCTGTACACATCCGAGTCCGTCTCCCGGAGAGTCATGTCGATACTCGCCTGCGGAGGCGTCCCGTCGGCCGCAAAATTCCACTCCATCACCTCGAAGACCTTGGATGACCAACCGAGTTTTTCGTTGGTGATCATGACCGTGTCGCCGGCGCGGACCTGCATTGCCTCGAGCCGGAAGCGCGCGGTGAACGTGATTTCCTCCCGGGCGCGGCGTAGCTCGAGCACCGCGAGGCGTTGCGCGCAACTGGGCGAGGTCGTGAATGGCAGCACCACGTCGCGGAAAAAGACGTTCCCGTTGTCCTGGCTGACGTAAGTCGTCGAGCTGATTGTGGGGAAGTCCGTGACCTGCCAGTTATTCGTCTCAGAAACGTAAACGCCTTTGACCGAGTTGACCCGGTCTCGGGCGCTCGTCTTGGTCTGCACGTTAATCGGTCCCACGAAATGCTTCTCGGTCAGCGTCACCGTTGGGATCCGGTAGGCCGATGCATACGGCACGATCCGGCCGCCCGTGTAGGCGACCAGGCCGCCCATTGCCGACAAGAGCTTGCCGATGTTCTCGTCGGGTGATGCGCTCGTCACGATCACGCCGTTGGCCTCGTAGCGGTTTTCATTGACCACCGGCGAGAGCGGCAGGATCTGCACTTGTTCCTCGCAGATCGTCGCAGCAACGCCGAAGGCGGTGTCGTCCACCTCGGCCGAGGTCATGCCCATGCCCAGGGTCGTGTCGGTCAGGTAATCGCGCAGGCAGAGCGCAGCGTTGGCGGAGTAGGCAGTTGTGCTCGTGCGAGGATCGAAGATTTTTTTGCCTCGAATCACGGCGCTGATGTTCGGGATCCCGGACGGAAATTTCTCCGCGTCCCAGGTCAGACGCACGTAGAGGTAAGCGATGCCGGATAGCTTGTGAGCGGAGGTCCAGCGGCCGTCGGTCAATGGCGGGTTGTTTGTGTCGTAAATCAAATCAGCGTCGGCTGTATCGCCAGGCACGCCGAGCTTCTTGTTAATTCGCGCCACGCCATTGTAGAATCCGGTCGGCGTGTTGCCGGTCAACGGCACGAGCTCGTCGTTGAAATACACCTCGTCGATTGCTTGGATCTCGTGGCCGGCAAGCGCCAGTATGATGTGCAAATACTCATTCGTTGTTCCAGTCGTGCTCAGGTAAACGATGGTCCCGCTGACTCGGCATTTTCCGTAAACAATCGTGCGCGCGGAGATTGGATTGCGAACCGCCTGCGAGCGGTTTGAAAGCGAAGAATCGGCAAAGCTCGGCATCTTCGGCGAAAGCAGTTTCGACGCCGCCATTGATGCCGATGCGTAGGCTGCAAATTTTAAAACTGCCGCAACCGCTTTGACAGCGGTGAGGTAAGCCCCCGAGGTCGCAACTGCGCCGGTTGGCACACCTGCAAAAAATGCAACTGCCTTGATTGCGGCTGAGGTAAAAATGGCTTGTGGCATATTAAATTCTCCAAGCTGTCTCGACGTTTGTAATCGGACCAAAGATCAGACCAGTCTTAGCTGTGAAAACAGTTGTCTCGCCGAGACAAATTCCGAGCGTCATCCCGCGCCCGGTTTCTTGGGCAACGATGTCGCCGCGGCCGGCCAGCTTCGATGCGATGCGTTGCAGACCGAGCGCATCGACCAGAGCCTCCACGCCGCCGGCCTCATCCAGAGCGCGAGCCGCACCAAGCGCCGACGTGTAGCGACCGCGCCAGGCCTTCGCGTGATCCTCGCCCGTGCAGATCTCGACCCAATCCGCTGCGAACGTGCAGCAGTCGTTCGAGCCCCAGGCGAAAGGTTGTGCGCGCCGGACTTCGATAAATTGCGCCAGGAGATTCGGCCAGTTGTCACGTCGTGCTGGCATCACATGTAAGAGGTGACTTCGGTCTCGCCGCCGCCTTCGTTGATCGGTGCAGCGAGCTTTGCATCGCCCCAGTAAATTTGTTTTTCCTGTATAGCGTTGACGAATTCCAAGCCAAGATCAGGAGGGCTGACCGGGTAAAGGTTTTGCTGTTCCTCGTGGGTGTATCGCACTTCGCGTGGCCGGCGGAAGTCCACCAGCTTATTCTCCGCGGTCATGATGATCGTCGATTCCTGACCATCGTCATTGATGGACATTATATCCATGCGGCCAGCGAAGATCGTAACCGGCGATGAGACCAGCGCGCCGGTTGCATCGAGCGCCCCAAATAGCACCGAGCACTCCTTGCCCTGGTAGTTCTCGGTGAGCGCTAGCGACACGTAAGCCGCCGGCACACCCGAAAGCTGGAAGTTAATTCCGCGCGCCGCCAGGTCGGTGGTTTCTTCAACAGGTGAGATTGTGCCGAGCGTGCCAATGCCCTGGTAGGTCACGCTGCCGACCGTGATCGTACCGTAGCCGCTCCAAAGCCTGACCGGCGTCGAGAACGAAAACGAAGCGAGCAGGATCGGCGAGAGCTGCGACGCGCTGACCTCCGTGACCATACCGGCCGAGAGCGACCGACCTGCCGTGGTGATGCTCATGATTCAACGTCCTCGATGATGGCAAAGCCGACGCCGTAGATGCTCGCCTCACCGATTGACCACTCGGTGCTCGGCGATGCCAGGCGGAAGACGCCTTTGGCGTTGGTGTAGGTGATTGATGTGCCGCCGGCGTAGCTTTTGCGGAGAGCCGGGAAAACGTCCACGCTCGATGACGAGGTCGATTCCACGACCTTGTAGAGCGAGGTCGAGATTTGAAGCCAGTCTCCAACGGCGAATTGCCCGGTCGCTCCGCTGATCCCGAGCGTGGTCCCGTTCGCGGTTGCGCTTGCAACGGTCAGCGTTCCAGTGACGCCGCCTCGGTTCGTCGGGTTGGCGTAGTCTTGAAAGTAAAACGTGCCACGTTGCGCCTTCAGCAGAAAGGAAACGATCTCCTCGGCGTCCGCGCGCTTCATCGGCGGGCAATCGACCGATCCGAGCCACGCTTGGCCTGGCCAGTTGTATTGCTGGGTCTGGAGCGTAAACGGCGACGTGTTGCGCGAGGTCGCCGAGACGCCCGTGAACGAGAGCTGCGAGAGGTTAAACGGACTCGGCGGAGTGAGTGGATAGGAGATGGCCATGACGATTAGGCGAAGGCTGCGCGATATCCGCCGCCGCGGCGAACCATATCGGGGATCTCGGCCTTTAGCCGGCGCCGCTCCTGGTCGAGGATCGGCACGAGTTCGGCGCGCGAGACGCCGGCCGCGATGTTGTAGTTGACCGTGACGCCTCCGCTACCGGATCCGCCTCCGCTCATCTTGTTATTTGGCACGATGCTGCCCGACGCGTGCGGCACAAAGAGCTCGGGCCCTTTTTCGCCGACCATGTAAGCACCGCCTGCGTTCACGGGTCCGCCCTCGGCGCGCATGCCAGAAAGGAAGGTGCCGATTCCCTTCGCGAGCGGCTGCGTTATCATGTTGCTGAAGACTAGCCGCACTAGGTCTTGGCCGATTGCGCGCAGCGTGTCGCTGAGTTTTTGACCAGATAGAATTGCGTCTTCAAACCCGGTGGCGAGAATTTGGCCGGCGTCGTCGAAGAGTCTGTTTTGCTCCTTCATGAGAGCGTTAATTTTTTCCTCACGCGCTTGGATTCTTGGAAGAAGCTCGAGTAACTGTTCCTTTGTCCTGATTTGAATCTGCGTATTTTCCTCTGGAATGTCTCTTCTTAAACCAAAATCCTCGCGCGCTCCCAGTAAATCACTCACGCGCATTTTGTCCGCTTGAAGGTTTTCGCGCAACTGTTCAATGGTCGCAACAGATGTTTGGCTTTGAACGACCCCCAGTTGCTCGGTTAGTTTCTTGAGTTTTTCCGTCTCTGATACTTCGTCTTTTCTCAGGTCATTTAAAATCTTTTGGAGCTCAACTTCTTTTTTCGCGGTAGCAACTGGATCGCCTTTTCCGCGCATTGCTTCCAGTTCTGCACCGAGCGTTTCGGCAAGATTCTTTTTTGCCGCAGTCAGTTGCTCCTGCGACATTCCTATCTGGTCAAAGTCTTTTTTTAATTCGGCCAGCGTTGCGCCCGATGCCTCAATCTCTTTCCTGAATTTCACGAATTTCAGATCGTCGAGCTTTTGCCTGATTTCGTCTTTTGTAAGTGGCGTAAAAGCGTTTCCTATGCTGATGCCAACTTGCGCTAGAGCTAGAGGCAGCTTCATGAAAAGGTTCAACGTATTCTCGACGAGATTCTCCATCTGCATCGCGGCCACGATTTGCTCGTCACTGAATCCTATTTCTTCGCCAGCGGTCGCGACCTTGTCCAGGCGCTGCTTCATCATGTTCAGCGCGCCCATCACGGCCTCGCCACCGAACGCCAGCTTGGTGATCTTGGAAATCGA